GAGAGAGAGTAATCTCTCTTCCAAAGATCCTTTCGGACCCCTCAGCTGGAAGCTGCCCTCTTCGCACATCATCTAACTAACCCTGACCGTGCATGTGACTGACCCGAAAGACGACAGAAAGGTATGGTCGTGTCATCAGCAAACTGGAATTGAAGGAACCGACAGGGGTGAGAACAAAAGACGCGTTAAATTGGGTTTCCGGACAGTGCCTGAGTATCTGAGCGTGGAGTAACGACTCCTGCTTCGGGGAATAGGGCTAACCCCCGTCCAATGGTCGCAGATACTCATCACGGGAGTGCTAGCAGAGTGTAAGGTATAATTAAACCCTGAAACACCGGAATTCGTACACAAGGTGTGCACGATGCTGGTCCCTTCGGCTCTCCTGAGAGGAAGGTAAGCTGACGGATGCGGTGGTCACGCCGGCCTACTGCCCCTAGGAAAGGGGTACAGGAAAACTACACCACTTTTCAACACTCTCGAAGTCCCAACTATGTTCGAACTCGAGTCCTTAACGGAGGTCTGGACACGGGACAATAATAAATCGTCCGATATCCGTATTCCCTGTGCAACTTCCGGCCAACCGAGCAGGGTGGAAATTATTAATAACCAACCATGAGAAATTTACATGATCCACGTATAGATTGGTCCCGCCATGCTGGACTTTACTATGTCGTTGTAGATCCGCAGGGTGCGGTACTATACTTTGATGAGCTACGGTATCTGCGAGAAACGCGGGTCTGGAATTCTAATGAGTTGTCATTCAAACTCCTTGCCGTCCCAACAGATATTCAACCGACAAACGATAAAGGTTCAGTAGGCGAAACTGTTAGTCCCGCCCCTGGTTCCCCCTCAGGTCCGACTTCGAGTAGTGATACCGGAACAAAGAAAGATCAAAATTCCCCCCCAATTCCTCGTTGGAAGAATTGGGCGTCCAAGACAGTGTCCTCCTTCCTGAAGTGGAGAAATTCACCAGCAGGAGGATACAATACTAGCGGAGCTAGTGCTATACCCCGTAAGGGGGGCAGGACAAAGTTGAAATTTGTGGGTAGTTTGGTCTTACCCAGTAAGGGAAACCTTACTGTGCTACTAAATGATTGGCAAAATCTTTTGTCAAATCTAGTAGACAAACCTTCGTTCGATGCTCGTAAGCATTCACATGGTGTGTCTAATCATATCCTTAGCATATTCATCAAGAACGGTGGTCTTTACATGGTAAAGTACCTAAAGGTCAGTTATATCATTGTGCTAAAGTACCTAGCTGGTCAGGTTGTCCACGACACCCGTGATATAGGCCCATGCGTAAAGCTACGCAAAGGCCTACCAGCATGGTTCCCTCTCGTGTGGCGTAACTGGATCAGACGTCGTGATCTAAGCGGAATCCGCTTCGTCCTCTCATGGTTGTATATTTACAAGGCCATGGAGGTCCCTAACATTGTCGATCTATCTACGATAGAATCGGCACCATGGTTGGGGGATTCCTCTGATTTTAGATTCTTCGTCTACAAAGCCTTTAAGGCTCTAAAGATCCCGACACACACGCTCAAGGATCTAGCACCTACTGGATATACCTCTCTCATGGCCGGTCCTAATAATAAGGTTATATCTGCAGGCATCCGTCAGGATGTCCTTGCGTGGTTACACCCCCGCCATGACGGCGGTCCCATTCTACACGAATGGATGGGCCTAATTCAGACTTCCTTGTCTGCATCAGGTATCCATAATAACCATTATATCCAATACTATAACGAGATTGTACGTCAGATAAAATCTGATATACCTCTCGCTGACCGGGTTGATAAGTTATATCCAGATGGTGTTTCCAGTGATCGTCCTTCTCTGGGAAAGTTAAGTACCTTCTCAGATGGTGGAGGTAAACAACGTATCGTTGCGTTACCCGATTACTGGACACAAATGATGTTAAAGCCCTTGCACAATATCCTTATGAATATACTAAAACTATTCCCTCAGGACGCAACTTATGACCAGGATGGTAAACTCCGAGAGTTTGTCGATCGTGGCTACAAGGCTATCTGGTCGCTTGATTTGAAATCTGCTACAGATCTCATACCGCAAAGACTCTATCAAGATGTCTTGTCGTACATATTCGGACAATATATAGCCGAGTTATGGATCAAGCTTTTAACCAGACGTGATTACCGATTACGTCGGAAGGGTCATGACGACACTTTTGTGAGGTATACTCGGGGTCAGCCTATGGGAGCCTTATCGTCGTGGCCTGCCATGGCTTTGGTTCATCATATGGTAGTACTCTACGCTGCTTTTCTCTCTGGGCTTAGCCTGGAGTTCAAGGATTACCTCGTATTAGGCGATGACGTGGTTATCGCCAATAAAGATGTAGCTGAAAAGTATGTAGAAGTCTGTGATTCCTTGGGGATCTCAGTCTCCCTATCTAAGTCATTTGTCTCAACCTCGTCGGGATTACTTCAATTCGCATCTCAAGTTTACTTGAATGGCAAGAACGTATCTCCTGTATCCTTCAAGCAAGAAGTCGTATGCCGTCGGCCTATCGATAGACTTGCTCAAGCCTGGTCCATCTTAAACAGATGGTACCCAGGTGAGGGAATACCTAGGTTAATTAGATTGATGGTGCCCCGCTCACTATGGCCCGATATTTCTCGGTCATTAAGTAGTGGTGAGTCACACCCTCTGATCCAATTGATCACTAGGACCGTGCTGATACCTGGAACGCAGTCATCGACTGTGTTAGGATCAACAAGGGCGACAATTAAGGGTTATTTGTCCACATTTAGTGGTTCATTTAACCTTGGTCGCATACTAGCTTTGTCTTCAGGGACAACCTGTGATCGATTGGTCGATCTCAGCCCTTTGGAAGTCTCACTACTCCGCCAAATCATCGATAAGGTTGGAGGTAGTGTATTCGAGACGATAGAGGATTTCAAGAAGGCTCTGAATATGGTCGATGAGACCGACCACAGTAATCATACTGTGTTCGATTTCTATTTCTGTTCGTTCAATATACTTATGGAACGACAGATCTTCCTATTAGACAAGTTCTTTCCTCATATCTCCCGAATCATGTACCGGTCGCTACGCGCTCCGTCTCATGAACTACCAGATCTGTTGATCAGCCTACTTGATGTCATTCCGAAAGGTCAGATCTTATCTAACTTTACGGATGATCTCATTAAACCTTCACAAATAGATCTTAATAAAGCGAGGCTCATTTCTAAGTATAACTTAGAGTCTTCGCTTGTGCCTAAATCTTTGTGGAGGACTATCACTAACTTTGGTCTAACGGTGGAGCGAATTTCCCGAGCCTCAGAGGCAAGGGTACGCAAGACCGGTAACCGTAGAAAGAAATAGCTACTCCTATTAGGCCATTATTACCCCAGATACACAATGTACAGCTCATGAGATCACGAGTGACCCCATTTCGCTAGACCCGTTGGGCCCCATAGCGGATTACATCCAGTAGTTCTCTACCAACGAGGGAGAAGGAGGGGGGCGTTGTTTGCACACGGTAACCAGCCC